GAGGTTCAGTACTTCTCTTTGAAAGTCTGCCCTTAGTTCGCGGAGCTTGCCTTTGATGTTGTCTTTGTCTTTGGTGTTGTTCTCTATCTCTTTTGAGTGGTTTGCAAACCCTTTGCGGCGGAGTTCGTTGCCTATCTCCTTCAATCCCGCGAGGCTCTTTTCAAGTTCCTCTCTTGCCTTGTTAAACTCTTCTATCACTACGGCTTTTTTCTTGGTGATGTCGTCCAGTTTGGGCTGTGCCTCTTGGATCAAATCACGTGCGCGGTCTGAAAATGTAATTTTAATCTCTCTAAGTTTGTTTTCTACTTCAATCTGTGTCATGGTAATAAAATTTTAATTTGTTAATAACTTAATTGTCTGTAATTATGAATTATGCATTATGAATTATGCATTATTTACATCGGTAAGCACAACTGCACCGCCTCGGCATTCATCAGTATCTTGCGTTTGGGCTTGTTGATGCGGTTGCCGCCTGTGCCGATGTAACCCTCTATGCCCACCGCTATGCCTACTAATCGGTAGAATGTGCTGAGGCTGCAAGGGTAAGTGTGCACCACGTAGGCACGCCAAACCTGTCCCATACACCGGCGTTGGTTTCCCGGTTCAAAATGTAGGTCTACTATGTGCTTTATGTGCAAGGCGCGTTTTATGGTGTTGGCGTGCATCGATGGTAATTGTGAATTGTGAATTATGAATTATGCATTAGTTTACATCAGTAATGCTCAGCGGTATGCTTACCCATTCGTTGTTGTCGCCGCGTTTCCAAGCACGGATAAACTGTTTGGATGGCAGCGGGTCGTAGGCGTTCATAATGATTTCCACACCTTCGGAAAACTTGTCGTTGTTGATTTGTTCTGCCACATTGCGGAGTTGGAGCACGCGGCTGGCTTTGAGGTTGCCTTTCTGGTCTTTGCTCAGTAGTTTAAGCACCATATCCACCAATGCCTGTGTGTCGGTGTCTTTGGCAAGTCCGTTGATGTAGGCTTTGATAAGGTCGATGCCGTCTTGCACGGTGTCTTTGTAGTTGTCGAGGATGTAACAGCCAAGTTCTATGCGCATCTTGCCGTCGGATGTGGTGAATGTGTGGCTGCGCTGGTTGTCGGTGGTCATCTTCATAACGTCTTTTTTCATTTCCAAAAGGCTCTTGAAGTTACCGAAAACCGCATCTTTCACCATTGCCAATTGTTCCGAAATGCTCTCCAATTCGGGGATGGTAGTGCGCACTTGGTCGTCGATCATTGCGTTGAAGGTTTCGAGGTTCTTTTTGCGCTCCTCTTTTGCCTGTTGCTTTGCCTGTGCCTTCTTGAAGGCTTCAAACTGTGCCAGTTCGTCGGCACTCATTTTTACTGTTTGTTCCATTTTAATTGAAATTTAATGCGTTAATAAATCTTTTGTCCATAATAGTGTAGTTGTCTACCAGATTGCGCTCTGTTAGTCGTTTGCCGCTTTGCTGAATGTGCATCTTAATGCTCAGAATGGCGCGTTTTTGGCAAAACTCGTTAAACAGTGCTGCATCCTCGGTGTAGTGTAGGGTGTGAGCCAAGATGTCGGTAAAAAAGTCATAATACTTTTGCATCGGCTTTTGTAGTTTGTCTTCTTGTAGTGCTGCCATGATGTTGTCCTCCTAATTTACGCCCAACATTTTAAGTAGCATTACCACGGCTTCCCATGTTCCAGCCGCTGCCGTTACTATTGCGCCGCCTTTGGTCACGGCCTTTACAATCCAAATTTTGCGGGCATTATCCCACTTTCCTGATGTCTGTGCCATAATATTTGCGTATTAAATGGTTAATTATGAATTGTGAATTATGAATTATGCATTCCGCATTGCTTCAAGTGCTTTTCTTTGTTTGTTAAATTCAAAACTCATTGCTATCAGTTCCTGTGTGCTCAGAGTGTTGAAGTCGCGTTTACCGGCGGCGTTGTAGAGTGTGCCCATAATGATGTTCCACTCTTGCGGTCCCCAGTTCTTTTCGGGTATCTTGCCTTGCATAGCCAAAAGGTGTCCGCATGCCGCCTTTGCCCGTGTTTTGGCTTGGTCGTGGCGGTTTTTGGGTTTGGGCTTTTGGTCGGGAGAGAGTTGTGCCTCCAACACCCGGCATATTTCGCCGAGTTGAAGGGTGTTGAGTTCTTTGCTGGAACGTACACCGTAGGCGGCATCCAGCATGTCGTGCGCCTCGTCGTCGGTCATTCCGAGCCGCGCAATCAGAATGTGATACTGTCTGATAAGTCGTTGTTTTGTAAGTTTTGTCTCCATTGTAATTATGAATTATGAATTATGCATTATGCATTATGAATTACCCCAGTACGCCTCCGCCTTTTCTTTCACCACGTCGTAGTATCCGCTGCCGCCGTAACGCGTTACCGGGAAAGCCCTGAACCCTTCCACCCTGAACACCGCATTGGCATCGCGGTAAATTCGTTTGGCTATGTTGCCGTCGGGTTCTTTGCCGTTAACATGGCTTACATAACAGAATATCTTGTGGGGGAATGTCTCTTTGAGTGAGCGGTATTCGCTGAATTTGAGGTCGGCAAACTGTACTGAATCTATCACCACAAAGTTTGGCGAGTTCTTTTTGCGGAGTTCCTCGGTTAGTTCGTCCACCGTCCACTTGTCGCCGAGTAGGAAACGGTTGCCCACGGTCTGCATCTGAGCCCGCCTTACCGCGTCTTGCATCGTCAGGCTCATGCCCTCCTCCACGCTGTTGTAGATTACGCGGCTAAACTTGGTCATGTACTTGCATAGAGCCATGCAGAAACTTGTTTTGCCGTTCTTTGGACTGCCGTACACGAACCATGTGCCGGTTTGTTCGGGCTGTCCTATAAGGGTTGCCCACGGCTCGTCGAGGTTCAAGAGTTTAAACTTGGCTTTAAAAAGGTTGTATGTGTTAATTGCTTTCTTGGGCATGGCTGTGTAGTTTTGCTATTTCTTTGGTGATGCGGCGGAGCGATGGCAGCCCGGCTTCGGGTGTCATCTCGTCGCCGAGACATTTGCGGAGTATCTTGTTGGGGTCTGCACCTTCGGGCATGTTGGCTTTGATAATGGCTATGGCATCCGAACACGAAAACCTCTGGTGCTCTTCGGTGTCAACCGGCACAAGGTTGATGTATTTGCGTCCAAAGCGTGAGAACAGTTCGGTGTAACCCACTTTCTTGTTGTTGATGGCGCGGTTGATCTTGGCTTTCAGTCCGTCGGCACCTATCATGTAAAAGCCGCATATACCTTCCACGGCGTTCCACAAGGCTTTAATTTCAAGAAATGCGGCATATTGAAGGTCGCCCGCCTCGTCAAGGATTATAAGAGGGTTAACGAGCGAACGCACGTAGTAAACAAGGTCGGAGTATACGTCGGCGTACTTGTCGGTGTGGTTGATGCCGAAACTCTTGGCAATAAACCTTATCAACTGGCTTTTGGTCTTCACTTGGCTGCAATCAACATACACTACGTTTTTGTGGGTGCGGGCGTAATACTGTGCGGCGTAGGTCTTGCCTATGTCGCTAAGGTCGCAGAGCAATGCGCTGTTTGAGGTTTCTTGGCACACCTCCAACTGGCGTGTAACAATCTGGAAAACCTTTGTGTTGGCGGTGTTCCACTGCGGACGGTCGCCAATCTCCACGCCTAACTCACGTGCAAGGCGTATCCATTTGGCATCGCTCAGTTGCTGCGCCGTGTTGCCGTGGGTGATGTTGCTGTATTGGCTGTTGCTTATGCCCAACTTAACGGCAAACTGTTTGTCTGATCCGACGAACTGACCTCTCTGTGTCTCTATCGCCGCCAATATCTTCTGAATTGTGCTTTGTGGTATCATACTACTGCGTTTTATATGTTATTAATTATCAATTGTCAATTATGAATTATGCATTATGAATTATGCATTATGAATTATGCATTACATCAGTTCCAACGCCCAAGCGTCCAAATCCTCTGAATCGTATTCGCTACTAAACTCATCCTCTTCATATCCCTTGGGTTGTGGGTTCTCTTGGATTTGGAGTGCAGACGGCTCGTCTGCCTTATCCGCGATCTCCTCCTCTATAACATCCTCCTCCAATATCCCCACCTTTGGCAACTCTTTCCTGCGTTCTCTCATCATCTTGTCGAACTTGGCAATGCGCTTGTTTTGCTCCAACATCTTAGCCTCGTCCTCCTCGGTGCGTTCTGCCTGACATTCGTTGTAAGCATAGTTTTCGCGGTTTTCAGCCTCGCCAATAAAGGTGTCGCCTTGCCACAGGTAAACAGTGCCCACGCTGCCGTCGTCTTTGGGCAGCCAGTAAGCCGTAACGCGTTTGTTGTTGGGTTTCAGTTTGTTCAATCCGGCAAAGTCGGTTAGTCCGTATTCACCGTTGCAGCAACGCACATAATCATTATTGCGAATGCTGGTGGCAGTTTCGTTGCCTATATAGCGGAACAAAGTTTTGGGTTCTATCTTTTGGCAGTTGGGGTTTTTGCACTTGATAAGCACATCGCGGCGGGTCATACCGGGAAAGTTCTTTTGATCGGGATGGAGTTCGTTGTTGTGCTTCTCGATGTCGCTAAGGTCGTCGGCAATAACTGTGCGAAGGTCGTATTCCGGCTCGGGATAGTCGCCGTCCACCTTGGTGCGAATGCTGCGGTAAGCCTCGTGCTTTGCATACCAACGTCCGCGTGTGTGTCCGTTCTTTTTGGCTGTGCCCCATTTGAGGCTCTTGATGTTGTGCTCGGCTCGTTTCTCTGTTGGCGAGTTGCAGAACCGAACAAAGGGAAACAGTTGATCCAAAAAGTCGAAGTTGCTCATAAGGTGATGCTCCACCTCCAACTCCATTGGAATGCCCAAGCCCAACTCCATCAGTTCTATAAACATATACCTAAAAGTCTCTATCACCGTGTCGGCATTGGGTTTGCCCATTACGTAAGCGGGGCGGAAATAGTAACCGCTAACCACGTCAACGGCAATATACTTGTAAGCCCATCCCTTAGCGGTGTGACGGCTGAGTGCCACGTCGTCCATAGATATTTTGCTGAGGCTGAATGTGCCGTGTTTGCGGCGGTGTTTGGGTCGGAGGGCGTTTTGATAGTCGAAATGTCCGTTGCGGTCGGGGTAAACGGCGGTGTAATTATCGTTGCTGTGAAGTATGCGCCAAATAGTGCTGTCTGATACGGGTTTAGCGCCGTACTCTTCGGGCGAAAACACCTCGCCGGTCTCTTGGTCGTAAACAGTTTTGCCGCCGCTGAGCCATTGGTGGTAAATGTCGTAAACCTTGCGGCAAAATGGTTTGTCGTGCATACGCCAAAGTGCGAGTATAAGGTTTTCCACCGGGCGAACGGCTTTAAGACCGTTGGTGTTGCCGAGGTTCTTTGGCAGCACAGCCTTCCGGCCCTCTGTTGTAAAGCGTTTGAAAGCCCTTTGCAAACTTGTTACATTCTTGTAGGTGGTGGCACCGGCAAAACGTCCGTCGTCGTTCAAAGTTTCGCGGATCTGCCATTTTAGTTCGCCGTTCCAAAACTCTTTCAATCGTACCCTTGTGCCAAGTTGCGCGTGTATGGTAACAGCCTTGCCGTAATGCTCCTGTATCGAGCGGAAAACGCCAATCTGCGCTAAACACTTTCTAACGGTCTCCTCGCC